CGCCTCAAGCCGTGCCTGCTGCGACTGTAGCCGCTCGATCTTGGCGAGCTGCGCGTCAATGGTCGCCATCAACTCTTCCTGCGCGGCGGCATCGGGCGCCGGATCGGCGACTAGCGCATCGCGGCAGCGCTGGATCTCGTCCTCTGCCTTGCCGATCATCTTGGCTAATTGGTCAGTTTTTGGTCCCATAGTGTTCTCCTTCTTACTGGTTTAGTAGGTTATTACTTCGGATCATGGAAATATGTTATAAGTATCTATGCCCAGCTTCATAGATTTAACCGGCAAACGCTTTACTCGATTGATAGTTATCTCCCAAGCGCCAAGTAAAATTTACCGAGGCAAACCTAAGATTAGGTGGAATTGTCGGTGCGATTGTGGAAACGAGGTTGTTGTGCCAGCCATATGCTTGAGACGGTACAATGGTACTCGGAGTTGTGGATGCTTCGCTAAAGAAGCCACAAGTAAGCGGCGACGCATCCACGGCCACGCGAAACCGTTTACGCGCGAATATAGAGCTTGGAATAGTGCAAAAACCCGCTGCTATAATAAGAAGAATAAACGATATGCAAGCTACGGCGGACGCGGCATAGGAGTATGCGATGAATGGCGCAATAACTTTGTAGCGTTCCTGAATGCTCTTGGACCGTGCCCACCAACTTTTCAACTTGACCGTATCGACAACGAAAAAGGATATGAGCCGGGAAATTGCCGCTGGGCTAGCCGGAGCCAACAAATGCTGAATCGCCGACCATATTCCCCATTTCCGAAGAAGCATATCTGTAGTAAATGTCGCGGCGAATTTGGAAATATTAAATTGCATCAGAGATTCTGTCTCGGTACTAAGCAAACCCTTTTGGTATCTCCGCTATAACTCGCGCGATTTCCTCATCGCTAGATAGTTGTAATTCGTCTATATCGGTCACGTAGACCAAGATCGACCGACAATTTACATGAAGGGGCGGAGTAAGTTTCGGTACGCGGTAGTCATCCACAGCAAGGGTGAGGCCATCTGCGAGCTGACAAACGTTGGACGTTCTATCGTCCAAAATCGCAGATATGGAAACTGCCCGCACGAAATCACCAGCGGCGTCGGCAATTGCGCGGCGCGCCTCATTCACTGCGTCGGTTGTCTCCGTTCGGACGATTGCCTCAAGTCGGTGAGGCTGCACTATGTCCTGTTCAGTCTGTGTAATGCCTGACGGTTCTAATGCACCGGTTCCTATCCACGGCTCTAGCTGATCCTTAATGTTCGCTATGGTCTCAATCAGCGTCCTGCCTTCTTTTAGATGCTGAAACAATTCATATTTGACCGCCGTAGTCACAGCGTCATCCACCACGCCCTTGAGGAAAAGCGCACGATTGTGAAAATAATTTCCCGCGACGTCCGGCTTAAATGCTGAAGCGAAGCGTTTTATAGGTTGCAGCTTGGTCCTTGCCTGCTCCGGTAATTCGGCTATGGCAGCATCCCTGTTTTTTCTCCAGACAGCGAAAAGAAATTTTTCTACGGCCTGACTAAATTCTGCGCCGACGTCTAGTTTTACCGACTGCGCAAACTCGGCGCTGAGCGGCCCCGACTGCGCCTGGTGCTCCACCAAGTTCACCAGCGAGTTACGCGCCTCGGCAATATAGGCGCGCAGCTTATTGGCCAGCGTAACGGCGTCGGTTTCGTAGATCGCTTTTATAGCCGCAAAGTCGGTGCGGGATTCGGCGGCGGTGTGGTTGCGTGCTGTTCGCTGTACATTGTACGTTGTATCCGTGGGCAAAAAAATATTGCGCCCTCTCACTTCCCTGTACTTGTCATAGAGCCTCAGCCCCACACTGCCCGGCGTCATGTCCAGAGCGCCTAGCCAGGGGTCTAAGCTATTCATAAACTCTTTGCCGCGATGATAGGCTGCAAATTCCCAACTGTGATCTAGCCTCATGGCCTCGTCATATGACCTGTTGCTATCCTTGAATAATTCCTGCTGCTCCAGCCACCACTGAAACTTGCGCCGCTTTTCTTCCAGGTCGGTGAAGTCAAAGCCCATCAGCGCCATGCGGTAGCCGTAGCCCTTGGCGGCCGTGGCATAGGCGTAGCGCTCTGTCTTCTTGGGCGGCGTGTGCCGTGGCTGCTCGCGCTTTAGCCGCAGCTGGCTTAGCTGAATGAGCTGGCTTAGGAATTGGTCAGTCTGCACGCAGCGCCCTCACATACTCTATCAACTCCGCTTCCTGCTCCTCGCTAAACGCCGCATAATTCTGTGCCCCCGGCTTAGCGGACGGCGGCTTCTTGCCCGGCGGCTGATTGCCATTGCCATTGGGCGGCACCGGGCCGCCGTTGCCGTTAGGCGGCCCATTCGCGCCAACCATGGCCATAGGACCGCCGGCTTGGGCTAAGGCCAGTTCGTTGTCCATCTTGGCCTGCTCTATCTCTTCCTGCTGATCGGTGATCTCCTGCGGCAAGGGCTGCATATTGATCAAGTCGCGGAGCGCGTTCTCGTCCTCCGGCCCCTTGGTGAGCGCCCCGGCGGTTAGGCCCATCAAAAACATCTGATACTGTTTCTGCTTGGCGTCCTCGGTGACCTCCTTGAATTTGAAGCATGGGTAATGGCCGTGCTCGATTTCATAATTGAAGTCCAACAGCGGCTTGACGACCTGCTCATTGATGGTCGTCTGCAACTCCCGCCGTAGCTGACTGACGATCATTATGAAAATATCAAACTCGGTCTGCGAGCGCGCAAAGCTCCCCACCTTCTGCTCGCCGCTCATGCCCATCAGGGACGGCATCAGAATGGCCATGCGGATCAGCTGGTCGCAGTAGTCAAGGACGATCTTGTACTGGCTGCCCACATCCTTGCTCGGCTCCATGAGCTTTAGCTCTATGGATTTGGGCAACACGATGCCGCTACGGCTTTGCAGATTCTTGAGAAATGACTCCAGGTCGGAGCGCTGATCGGCCTGTAATTCAGTGCCTTCAAACGACGCTATGGCGATCGGCTCGGCAAACCGCTCCATGCTGATGGGCAGGACGCGAAACAGGTTGGTCTTGACCCACCAGGCGTTATAAGCCGCCTTCAAGTCGGACTCGCCGTAGAAATTTTGAAACGAGTTGGCGTGCGAGTAGATGACAAACTTGTCGGCGGGCATCTTGACCATGTTTTGCCATACGCCGTTGGCTGTGAGATCACCCGCACTGTCCACCTCGAACTGCAGCTCGTCAGGCGGCCGGGTGCGCAGGTTCTTTAACCCCCACTTGCCCTTGAATGGGCCATAGTCGATTGACCAGTATTCTTTTTCGCTACATGAAAAGCCGTAGGCAAGGCCCGTCAGTATGTCCAGGATCTTGCCGTCAAAGCTGCCCTTCATCTCATTGAAATTAAACTCGACGAAATCCTTGTACTCGGTCAGTGTCGTGTCCGATGCCTCATCGGTATCCGGCAGGTGGACTTCCCAGCCGGTCGAGAGCACGGCAAACTTCTTGGCCGACAAGGCCGCTTTCACCTGCTCGTCACGGAGCATGTCGCGGTAAATCTTGATGCCCTTGCGCCGCGCCAGGTCGTCGGGATTGTACGGCGTAGGGACAAACGACCGCCCGCCAAGCGCAAAGGCGCCAAAGTAGCTGCCCGTGGACGACACCACGCCGAGCGGCGGGCGTGCCTGCTGGTAGACCGCCACGCCGTTGCCGTTGGCGGCCAGTGGTGCGGGCTTGGCTTTGCGCTTTTTGGTTTTAGTCTTGGCCATCTATTTAAACTGCGGCGTAGTAACGCTCTCGTCTAGAATTACTCTTAATCCAAAAACCGTATTAGGTGATCTTTCTTTATTCACAAAGGGCAATGGGGGCAGGGATTTATACAGCTCCGCATAATCAGCACTGTTTACTCGTACCTCACTTGGTACTTCTCCATATTCTGCTTTTAATGTCCTCACTATATTAATCATCTTTATCAGAGTCATAGTCATTCCTAATCTGGGGGCATCTTTTTTCTTTACTTGCCGATGCTTATAATTATCCACAGGGCCTCGGAGCGGGCGGGCCGCCCGTAATGTCATCGGGGTACGTGGCCACCCGCTCCTTCTCTTGTCTTGGCTTCAATCTATATAACAGTCCATCGGTTTAGGTGGTGGGGGCGGCAATTGCCCCTTCTTCAGTTGCTTAGGTTTTTTCGGCTTACGCCGATACAGTTTCTTCCGCCGATTGTATGCGTAACTCATCACCAATCCGGCCTCAGTCTCTCGCCTACCATAATTATTTGCTTCGTGTTGATTGCCGGGACGCCGGTTAGATAATTAAAGCTGCCCGTAATGGCATCGACTATATCGTCATGTCCGCCGCCGGGGAATACTTCGAGCTCATCAAGCGCGTCGTGGTTCCATCGCCCGCTGAGCATGCAGACGTTGCCACGCTCAGCCTGTGCGGCAAGGGCGCTAGGGCGTATTTCCTTTGGCCCTGTGACGCGG